CTCGGTCACCATCGTTTTCGGGGTGCCCGAGGTTGGGCTGGAAATCAGCCTTACTCGCGTGCTCTCAGGCTGGGCTGTTACTGAGGTGGCGAGAGGCTGGAAGATGACTAAGGTCTTGCCCGGCACCCAAACCTAGGAGGAAAGGTGATCCGTAGATCCCGCACCGGCACTGAACTCATCAAGGTTGGTGTGGAAGCTGCTGTTGCCGGCGCTCCGGCTGATCCTACGGCGTATGCCGTAGAACTCGCCTTCATGGTCGAGGGCACCCGGCCAACTGACGTGGACTACCACGTTGGTAGCTGGGAGATGATTCGAGGCAAGCCCTACGCTTGTCTCATGGTAGGTCCGGCGGGGGCTATGACCTTGACTGAGACTGACGAGGTCTACATCCCCTGGGTGAGGATCGACTCACCGGGAGCAGAGAAGCCAGAAGTCAAGGGTGGCCCCGACGATGTGATCGAGGTCTACTGATGGCAGCCACACCCACTGAGCTGGACTTCTCGGTTGTAAACTATGACCGAGACCCGCGTCCGCTCCGACCCAAGCACCACAAGACCGGCAAGGCCCTGAGTACCAGCAGGAAGCAGGCCAGGGCTCGTGCACGCCGGGCGATGAAGAAGAAGGGTATCCTCGAGGTTGATGGGCTGTACAAGCCGATTGCCGAGTGGGACTCGGAAGAACTAGCCCGGGGCCGTCCTCGTGATAAGAACGGCAACTTCCAGGGCAAGGCTCCGGCTTTCATTAGCCGTGAGCTGCACGAAGAGGCGATGTCTCGGTTCAGGCAGTTCATCCGTGACGGTATGAACGTCAACACCAACATTGCCATCAAGACCATCCAAGACATCTTGGAATCAAAGGAAGTAGATGAGAACGGTAAGCCGGTGGTCAGTGCGGCGACGAAGCTGGAGGCTTCAAAGTACCTGATCGACCACCTCTTGGGCAAGCCGAAGCAGCGTGTGGAGACCGATATCTCCGTGAAGCTGCAGGGCTTGATGGCCACTGTGATGGTGACTCCCGACGCCTTGCCGGCTCAGATTGGCTCCTGGAACCAGACCAGCCCCCGAGCAATCGAGGAAGCCATAGAGGATGCAGAGTGGTCGGAAGAGGATGATTAGAGGTGACCGTGACACACCCGTTTGTCGCTATCCCTCTCGCCATCGCCGCTCTGATAACCGCCTGGGCAGTAATTTGGAAGCGAGGGGTTGTCCCTTGTTACCAGTTTTTCGCTCGGATCACCTACATGCTAGGTCGAATCGAGGATGAGTTTGCTCCCAATGGGGGGAACTCTTTAAGGGACCAGGTAGATCATAAGGCTGATAAGAACGACATCGGCCGTCTGGAAGCTGGCATGCTTGAGGCAATCCGCATAGGAAGCGAAAATCAAGATACTCTAACCGAGCTCAACAACAGAAACCATTGGCACGTGGATCGGCCGGAGGTTCTAGCTCGGCTTAGGTTGGTAGAGCAACGACAGGAGCAAGTCCGGGTTAGTATCCTGGCAGCTCTTGCGCCAGTGGCAAAAACTGAGGGGGCTTTTGGTACCTTGATTACTCAGGTACTTGAGGCTCTACAGGATGAGCCAGAGTCGATTGAACAAACAGACTAGGGGTAGTCATGGCCGACGATGATCTCTGCGAACTCTGCCAGCAGTCGAGGTATTGGCACCTCAAGCACAAGCCTCAACACCAGTTCGTAGGGCCCGAAGACGAAAGGACACTGAAGACTGAGCCGACAGAGCCGGTTACGGTGTCGAGAGCTGGTGACCCAGTGCTTCGGTTGGCTCTAGTCCATGCCGGGGTTATCACTGAAGAAGACCTCAGTGAGGCTCAGCGGTGGATTGATGCCGCCCGGGACAACGCGAGTGCTCTGGTGCTGCTGCCCGATGAAGACGGGAGGATGCAGTACCACCTCATGGACTTGAACGAGGCTATGAGGGCGAAGGCGGCAATGGGATGAAGATTCCGTTCTCGCTCGACGTTGTAATCCCGAAGATCGTCGAATTCGGCCTAGCCCGAGTTCCCAACGAGGCTTGCGGGTTAGTAATTCCCAACCTGGACAATCCGGTAGATACCTGGGTCCATGAGTTGATCAACCGCAGCCCGAGCCCACAAGATAGCTACATCTTCGACGCTGAAGCCATGAAACCCCTCTTGACTGACCAGGAGGTCTGGAGTGATGTTCTGGTCTGGCACACACACCCGAGCGGTCGTATCGGACCCAGTCAGGGGGATATGGAGGCCCGGCATCCAGCTCTGCATGGTCGTTATCTGGTTGTTGCGCTACCTCACGGCGAGGCGACCCTCTTCTAGGAGGTGAAATGGGTCTGAACAGGGAAACTGGGGGCAGCGAATACACCGGAGTGATGGGGCCGGCTGGGGTGCCGAAGTACAAGAAGCGCAAGGCACTCAGCGCCTCAGAGGAAGCCCGCCTCATGCGTCTCACGGGCACGCGTGACCCCCAAGCGCCCATCAGTTGGCGGCATTGGAACGGTCAGAAGGTAGATAAGTCAGCTCGAGAGATCGAGGGAGAAAACCAGTCGTGACGACTGCCAGGCAAAACACTAAGGTCCTGAGAAAGGACCGATACTTCCACAGCACAGGCTACTACCCACACGCTGCGCAGTGGGAGGTCCATAAGAACCCAGCCCGGATGAAGGGCCTCAGCAATGGTCGACGGTGGGGCAAGACGCTCCTCGGCGGCAAGGAATGCGAGGCTACTGCATGGGTGAAGAACCGGCTGGGGCAAGTCCAGCGAGGGTGGATCATCGGCCCCAACTACGACGACGGCGAGAAGGAGTTTCGCGTACTCTACGACTCGCTGAAGGCGTTGGGTGTGGATACCATCAGCCAGAAGTTCCTCAAGAACGAGGAAAATGGTAACATGCACATCCTCACCAATTGGGGATGGGATGTCGAGGTGCGCTCGGCTGCTCACCCCGAATCTCTGGTGGGTGAGGGTCTGGACTTCGTGCTTTGCGCCGAGTCGGGGCGATTGACTCGCCACATGTTCACCGAGTACGTCCGACCTGCCTTGTCTGACAAGCGGGGTTGGATGCTGGCAACTGGAGTCCCCGAAATCGCCACCGACACCTCCCTGCTCTACTGGTGTTGGCAACGCGGGCAAGACGTGAACCGACCCACCTGGGCCTCTTGGCAGATGCCGAGTTGGACCAACCTCATCGTGTTCCCTGGTGGTAGAAACGACCCAGAAATCCTTGATGCTGAGGAGGACCTCACCGAGGATGAGTTCGCCCGTCAGTACGGCGGGAAGTTCGTGGAGCGAGTTGGCCGAGTCATGAAGGAGTGGGACGATGCTCACCACCTGGCCGACTTGCCCTACAACCCGGACTGGCCCTTGTACGCAGCTGTTGACTACGGATACACCAATCCCTTCGTCTGGCTGTGGATTCAGATCGGCCCGTTCGGCGAGATCAATGTCATTGGGGAACATCGCTGGGAGCTCATGGATACGGGTGAGATTGCCAAGCGAGAGCTGAAGGATCATCCTCTCACGCCTCGCTGCGTTGCTTTCTACCCCGACCCGGCAGAACCCGATGACACCAACACGCTGCAGCGGCTACTCAAGATTCCGGCTCGCAGCAACACTGGAGGCGAGCTCAAGACTCGACTGCAGTTGACTCGGCAAGCGCTCAAGGTTCCTGAACCTCATCAGCAGTCTGGCTTCCAAGCTCGACCGCTACTTCAGGTGGACCGGCGATGCACCCAGCTCGCGTGGGAGATGCGAACTGGATACCGCTGGCCCGCCCACAAGACTGAGGTCAAGAACGACAGCGAGTTGCCGATGGACAAAGACAACCACGGCCCTGAGGCGCTGGGAAGGTTCATGAAGGGCTACTTTGAACCCGTCGAGGGGATTCGACGGACTCGACAGAGTCGAGTGCTAGTCAGGAGATGACAGATGTCGATCCTCGACGACCCGGAGGTCTTCACTCCGTACAGCACCATCAAGCCACTCACCGACCAAGACGAGATGCTGGTCTGGGTGCCGGAGCTGGACAGAGACAGGATCCTGGCCTACCAGAAGTACGAAGAGATCTACTGGAGCCACAAGACCGCGTTCAAGCTCAAGGATGTCACGGCGGATGGGATGCCGCTGTATATCCCGAATCCCATGACGATCTGCGATGCAACCTCGCACTTCTTCATGAAGGGCTTGGAAATCACGGCTAAGGGCGCCTTTGGTGAGGCTTGGAAGGCCTTCAACGACCGGGAGGAGTTCCTCGCCAAGTTTCACGAAGCCAAGCACTCAGGGGTGGTGAGGGGCGATTTCCTCCTTCACCTCACGGCAGACCCCACGAAGCCTGAGGGTACCCGAGTTTCCATCAACTCGGTTGACCCAGCGATGTACTTCCCCGAGTTCGACGACGACGACCTCAACCGCGTAAAGGCCGTCAACTTGGTCGAGCTGGTAATCGACGAGGATCGACCCGAGGGCATTGTTATCCGCCGGCAGCGATACTCTTACGTCTCCGTTGGTGAACAGCGGAAGGTGCTATCTCAGCACGCTACGTACGAGGCTCGAGACTGGTGGAAGGGACAGACTGCGGTTAAGATTCTCGACATCACCCCACCCACGGTACTTCCCGACCCCATCGCCACGATCCCGGTCTACGCCTACAAGAACAAGCCTTGGCAAGGTCAACCGTTCGGCAGCTCGGAGATCAGGGGGCATGAAGCCCTTCAGTCTCGGATCAACCAGAGCGCCACCGACGAAGATGTTGCCCTGGCTCTCGAGGGGCTGGGAGTCTACGCCACTGACGCACCACCTCCCACACGCAGGGAGGACGGGCAGGATATCCAGGTGCCCTGGGTGATCGCTCCTGGCATGGTCGTCGAAGTGCCCACCGGGTCAACGTTCCGCCGCGTCGAGGGTCTCAAGAGTGTCGAGCCTTTCCAGGCCCACCTCAAGTTCCTGACCGACTCGGTCTATGAGGCGACGGCAACATTCCGCCCCTCAACTATCGACGCGCAGATGGCTGAGTCAGGGATTGCCCTGGCCATCAAGTTCCTGCCCACCATGGCCAAGCTGGAAGAACGTGACCTCCTGGGTGTGGGAAAGACCCAGCAGATGATGCACGATCTCAAGTTCTGGTTCGTGGCTTACGATGGCAACACGGCCATCAGCGACACCGACGAGGCTGTCATTACCTTGGGGGACAAACTCCCCGAGAACAAGACAGATCGGTTGAATGTTCTCAACAACCTCCTCGACCGCAAGGCGATCTCCAAGGAATTCTACCGGCAGCAGATCACAGAGCTCTACGGTATCGAGTTCCCCTCGAACATCGCCACGCAGATTGAGGAAGAACAGCGTGCAGCAGCAGAGCTGATGCAGGAAATCAACCCCCAGCCTCAGGAAGGGGCACCGGGGGGTAGCACAAGCAACAACAAGAGTCGCCCGAATGAGTCAGGTGGTACCGAAGCCAAATGACCGGGCACTGACAGGGGCGTGACGCCCAGAAGGGAGACGGCGAGATGCCGGTCGAAGAGGCACCCGAGTGGATCAACTTCCAGTTCATCGGGTTCGAAGAGGGAGACGAGTCGGAGTCCGAAGAGGAAAACGACGACGAGAACTCTGAGGACGAGGAAGAGGAAGAGTCCGAGGGTGAAGGCGAGAAGGGCAAGGCGGAAAACACCGACGGTCTGAAGTCTGCTCTCCGTAAGGAGCGTAAGGCACGCCGGGATGCTGAGCGGGAGCTCAAGACGCTTCAGCGAGGCAACCAGCAGAAGACCGAGGAAGAAGAGAAAGATATCGAGGCCGCCAAGCAACGTGCCCAGAAGGCCGAAACGACGAGCGAGAAGCTCGCAGGCAAGCTGCGTGACCGTGCAGTCAACGAGGTCATCATCAAGGCCGCCACAAAGATGAAGTTCGCCGATCTGGACGACGCGCTCGCCCTGATCAACCGAGACGACATCGACGTGGATCAGGACGACGACGATCCCTCCGAAGTCGACGTGGACGAGACTTCTGTCCAGGACGCTCTCAAGGCCCTGGTCAAGCGGAAGCCTCACCTCCTCGTCGTTACGGAAGAGGGTGGGAGCAGTTCTGGCGGTCGCATGGGTGGCCGGCGTGACAAGAACAACAAGGGTGAGCTCGACGAGGAAGCTCTCGCTGAACTCTACCCTGCTTTGCGGCACGGAGTTCGCCGGTAGTACCAGCATCTCACGTCCAAACGAGAAAGGAAACCAACTGTGCGGTTCGACAAGTACGACCCGATCAGCGGCGGTTTCCGAGCGCCCCTGGCAGCAAACTACACCGGAGCGGCAGCCGCCATCGGTGTGGGGCTCAACAGCAGCGGTCAGGTGACGGTCGGAGTCTCAGTCGCCACCATCGGAATCGTCGGTGTCATCTGCCTTCCGAAGGACAAGAAGGCCGGCGACGTCGTCGACGTCATGACGGCGGGGGAAATCGTGGAAGCCGGGTTGGCAGCGGGAACGCTGTACACGGCCAACACGACCACCGGAGTCATCTCAAGCGGAGCAATCTCGGCGACGCAACAGCTCGTCGGGTTCACGGTCGAGGCTTCTCGCCTCATCGTCCGCGTCGCCACGCTCCAGTACATCGGAACCTGAGAGGAGGTACATCGTGAACGTGCAAGTCCTCAACAGCGAAGAGCGAAAGGCCCTGTACGTCTTCGAGAGCCTTCTCGAAGTCGCAGGGTTCGACTGGTCCGATGTCGACCAGCTGGCAGGGTACGACCGAGGCACGAACGAATTTGCCGACGTCATCACTCAGTCGGTGGACGGAGCGGACCTCAACCGGATGTGGTCAGAGTTCCAGAAGGCGGTCGCACTTCTCAACCGCCAGCGGACTCCCCTCATCAACTGGCTCACCTTCCCAGTCACCCAGCCCACGGAGCGAGTGCTCTTGCCCGTGGCGGACGACTTCGAAGAGGCCACCGAGTTCGGTGAGCCGAAGGGCAAGCGGATCGGTACGCCGTTCGTGGCTGGGTACGACTTCAAGTGGTACGACCTGGCACACCGCTTCACGTGGCTCTTCCTCATCGAGGCGAGCCAGCAGCAAATCCGAGCCCTCAACTCGGAGACGCTGGAAGCGGACCTGCGCCTGGTCTTCACCAAGGTCTTCCGAGGGTTGTTCAACAACGTGAACTCCTCGGCGACCGTGAACGACCAGAACGTGAACGTGTACCGCTTGTGGAACGCCGACGGCCAGGTTCCGCCCCCGTTCAAGGGTACGACCTTCGCCGGCTCCCACACGCACTACCTCGCAAGTGGTGCGGGCACCATCGACCCCGGTGACCTCACGGCCATCGAGGACGCCCTGTACGAGCACGGCTACCGCCGGAGCCTCGGGTACGACTTGATCCTGTTGGTCAACCGCCAAGAGGGCAAGACGATTCGTGGATTCATCGCCGGCACGGCCTCGGCTCAGTACACCTTCATCCCCGCAGAGGGTTTCGGCGGCGGCGTCTTCTTGCCGGCGAACTCGGGGATCATCGACCGGCCCGCACTCAACTCGCAGGGTCTTCCGGGCATGATCGGTACCTACGGGCCGTTCGTGGTGATCGAGGAAGACTACATCCCGGCGGGCTGGGTCATTGGGGCGGCCAGCGGTGGCGAGCAGAACATCGGGAACCTCGTGGGCCTTCGGGAGCACGAGAACGCAGCTGCTCGGGGTCTCCGGCTCATGCCGGGTCCGGGGCAGGACTACCCGCTCACCGACGCCTTCTACCAGCACGGTCTGGGTGTGGGCGTCCGTCACCGGGGTGCCGGCGTGGTCATGAAGATCACGGCGGGCGGTTACACCATCCCGACCGGGTACGCGTGATCCTGATCTGACCCTGCCCATCAGCGGTTAGGGGCCGGCTCTTCCGACCTACCCCCGGGAGAGCCGGCTCCGAGCCACTAGGTGCTTGAAAGGAGCATCATGGCGAACTACGCGCCCGACAAGCCCGGAGTGGCTGGGGCCGTACCCGTTTCACATGCTGCGGCGGCGTCGGACTCGTTCGACAACAACGGTCGGGTGATGATCCGAGTCAACAACGCTGGTGGTGCTTCCACCGTGCTAACCGTTGACGACCCGGGAACCAACCAGCCGGTCGCAGCAACCGCGTTCAACCCGGACGCAGCCATCACCATTGTCAACGGTACCACCAAGGTGATTGGCCCCTTCCCAACCGCCCGGTTCAACGATGGCAACGGCCGCGTGCAACTCTCGTGGTCGGTCACGGCATCGGTGACCTGGGAAGCCTACGCCACCGAGTAAGGAGAGCAACATGAGCCGTGAGGTGAAAGAGATCAAGACCCTCGACGACCTTCGGTACAAGGCGGATCACAACCTCCTGACCGAAGACGAGCGAGCCGAGTACGACGACGAAGACATCCAGAAGCTGCTCCGGGGTGAGAAGGTCAAGTTCAAGGGCCTCGGCAAGCAGGGGTACGACGACGGCGAGGACGAGGGTGACCAGTACGACGGCATGAGCAAGAAGGAGCTCACGGCTGAGCTCGCCTCTCGTGTCGACGAGAACGGCGACCCCCTCTCCACGTCCGGGACCAACAAGGAAATGGCCGAGCGTCTTCGGGAGAACGACGCAGCCAACGCCTGAGGAGGTAAACCATGGCGGTGACCGACAGTGAGCGTCTCCGGGCGCTCGTGGGTGAATCCATCCCTACGGGTGGCTCCGCCACGGACACGCTCCTGACCGAAGATCAAGTCAATGACCTGCTCACTCGCTACGGGACTCCCGAGGCTGCGATGCAGGAAGCCTGGCTGATCAAGTCCGCTCAGCTTGCAACGCTGGTGGACACGGTTGAAGGCTCCTCGATCCGCAAGCACTCGGCCGTCCACAAGGCCGCACTGAGTCAGCTCAGAGTGGTCAACACAACGGCGGGCGGCCGAGTGACGCGGGTCCACCAGATCGTGAGGCCGGATACCTGATGCCCACGTCCGCTCAGGCTCGCATTGAGCAGAAGATGCAGCGGCGAGCCACTCAGGAATTCATCAGCTCCCACCCGCTTCGGATTCGACTTAGCCGAGTCGTTCGGAGCCGCGACACTTTGGTGCGGGGTGGAACTGCAGTGACGTTCGACGGAGAGACTGCGGAGCAGACTTTCCGCATCGCTCACGGCCCGCCTCGTCGCCGACGCCTCGAGAACAACCCCCCACACCCGCAGCATGCGGAAGTACCGTTCGCCAAGGACCTGTTGATCGGGACCTGGGATGCGGACATTCGTATCGGGGATGAGTTCGAGCACGAGGGGGTGCACTACCGGGTTTCGTACGTCTTCCAGGACAGGGACTACGAGACCGTGGCAAACATTGAGTCTACGACTCAGAACATCGAGGCTCCGTGAGTGGGCGTCCAGCCGACGTCGGGACCTCAGGGGTCGGCAAGGGCGGCGGCATTAGGTGGATCACGAACCCGTACAGGACCGGTGGGAGTGCGGGGCGATTCGTCATTCACCTAGCCGTCGGCCTTGCCGCCTTCACCAAAGGGTTTGCCCGGCAGGTCGAGCAATACGCAAAGGACAATGCCCCATGGGAAGACCGAACCGGCGACGCCCGAGATGGTCTCAAGGCCATCGGAGAGCAGCGCCTGACTACGTACACCATCACGCTGTATCACACCACCAGCTACGGTCTCTGGCTGGAGGTTCGTTGGGATGGCAAGTACGCGATCATCGTCCCAACCCTCGAAGTCATGGGGCCTCGTTACATGGCTGAACTGGCAGCCTTGAATCTTGGTGGTATCGCCCGTCTGGGAGGAGGATGATGGCGACTGACCTAAGAGCCATCGTCTTCCAAGCCCTGCGGGAAGATCCCCAACTCGCCGCCCGTGTGGGAGACCGCATCATCCAGCGAGCCAGCTGGGATGTTGAGGACGGCACGGTTGAGCCTCGCCCGTCGGAAGTACCCTACTTGGTGTATGCGATGTCGGATGAGTCAACCATCGGCCCTTCAGCCATGAACGCCACTCGGCGTTACTTGATGGTGTGGGCGCATGACCTGCCTGGCGACTACGGGATCAACATCGACCCCATTCTCGACCGGGTCAAGGAGGTGCTAGTAGCTGTCGAACAGCAAGGTAAGTTCATGGAGATTAGGTTCCTCGGGAAGAGCCCTGACCTCTACGACGACATGCTCAAGCACATTACCCGGTATAGCCGGTTTCACGCAACTCTCACAGAGTAAGGAGCAGCAATGCCGAACGTCATGTGGACGGGTCCGGAGCACGTGCGGATGATCAGCAAGGCGGACCTCGGCTTCGAAACCGAGTCCGACGAGGTCTTCGAGTGGAGTGCGGCAACGCGCTTCATGCAGGAGATGACCCAGGAAGAGTACGACAAGCTGGTGGAGCTCACCGGGCCGGGAACCTGGGCCACGGTCGAAGTCGAAGCTGCTGAGGAAGTCGAGCCGAAGCCGAAGGCCAAGGCGAAGATCACGCCCGCCGATGCGACGAACGAATCGTCAGGCGAGCCAGCTCAGCCGTAGGAAGCGTCAGGCATCAGCCAGAAGCGATGGAAGTCTCGATAGTTGTGACGACCCTCTGACGACTGCCTGATCGCTTGCGGAATAACTCGGGGAAGTGACCGACATGGAATTGCGCTGCCCACACAAACTGCACGGCATGCTGCTCGAGGGCGGGGTGCTCGAGGTCAAGTGTGACAGCAAGTTCTGCGGCCACGCTCCCGGGGTGGTGGTTCTCCATCGGTTCGACGCTGTGACAGGCGAGTTGCTGGAGACCAAGACGTACAAGAATCCCGAATTCGGCACGGAAAGGAGCACCACCAAT